ACAAAAGGATTTCTATCCTCTAGATGTATCTAGAGTGTTTTAAAATAAATCTAGGTTTTTTTCTCTAGCATTTCCTCAATCTTTCTGATGCGTTCGTCCTGTTCTTCATCTCTGGCATCGATATCAGCCTGAGAAACGGTGTTGTGTATCTCAGTAAACTTCTTCATCCAGGTTCTACCACGCTTGGTTATTAAAGGGAACAGCACGAAAATTAAAAGATACCACCAACCTATCTCATGAATAAAGCTTGTTGCTTCATGTAAAGTGGATGCGGTGGTTCCGGGAGCTGGGATACCTGCTTGCGCAGCAGCTAAGGCTACGGTAGTATCAACCTGCTCGTTTGGAAAAGCCATTTGAGCTGTGGCTACGCCAACACCGGCTCCAGCTGCGGCTCCTCCGGGTCCTGCAACAGCAGCCCCAAGTGCAGCACCGGCTACTCCACCACCTATAGGGGCTAACGTGGAGCAACCGGCTGTCACAAATAGCAGTAAAACTGCTATAATTTTCATTTGATTTCCGTAGCTTCTTCTTCTTCGTCGCCAGTTAGACCGACGGCATCAGTGACTATTTCGACACCATCAGTAACAACTTCTTGAGTTTTATCGATGACACCGTTAACCATTGAGCATGAAAGTAAGAATACTCCAGCGAGACACCCTAGTACAAACATAAAAATACCTTTCCAGTTTGCAAAGATGAGTGCATTAATATTATCTAAAATAGCTTTCCACATAGCTTTATTATATAGGTTAAAAAAAATTATTTAATTATAAATTACCCAGAAATAGGCATTAATTCAATGATGGTTCCAACGACGCCAGTGGAAACTCCTTGAGCATCTCGTTGGGGAACCTGGTTAGCCGCAGCAAAACTTGGGTCACCAGGGGAAGCGATTTGATACAAATCTGCTGTCACTACCGTAAAAACAAGACTTTGAGTGGCTACAGTATCATCATCTTCATTAATATTTATTCTTCTGTACATCAAGTTAGGAAGGGTGCGTCCGCGAGGATAATTTCCGCCTTGATGAACCCCAATTACCAGAGGTTCTCCGCCACCCGTCTTGTCACTACCGGTACTAAAAGTGCCTTGAAATTGGTACGTTCCGGGCTCCAAAAATATTGGTAGGCTATTTCGGTTGCTCGTGTCTGCAAGTACGTTCCAACTCTTAACCTTACCTTCATTTTGTTCTAAGGTCTCAACTCTAGAAGCTAGTTGATTTACTAAGTCAGTTATTGAGTCGGTCTCAAACCCCAATTTGGAAATAAGATGGGATTGGGTAACGAATGGGTTTTGAATACTGGGTTCTACTGAACCAGCAACAGCTTGCCTTTCTTGCAAAGTGAGTTCAGCGGTTCTGAAGAATGGTCTTATATCATTTAAATATCCTTCAGGAATTGGATTACCTTCCACATGGCTTTGAGGAACAAACACATAAGCTAAAGGTAAAAAGAAACTTGCATTCTTATTTGAGTAAGCGTACTCTTGAAGACTTTGAGCTATCTCTCCATTAGAGGCTAACGTTCTTGCAAAGTTAACATTAACAACATCATCAGGCATAGGAACGGTTCCTATCTCTGGGTTAGGTACTACATCTCCGTCAATGTTTCTTCCAAAATCATTAACATTTTCTTGAGGTGTTCCTACCGTAATATATTTTTCTCCAATAACCACTTCACGTTGTCCGTTGGTTATTGTTGTAAGACCTGCACCTTTCACCACCGCAAGTTTAGCATAACCATCTCCAATCACCGCATCGTTTGCTTCTGGGTTTCCAGGCAAGTATGGGTCATCCATCGCGCCGTTTACTGTAGTAATACCTATCAAATCTAAACGACCTAAAGGTGCGGTTCTATTAGCATCAAATTGAAAGTCATCAAAATTAAAGGAGTCAATAGAAATATTTCCACCTTTAAAATTAAATACTGAATTACGTCCTACGTATCGACCCGCAGTTGACGTTGATGTAGTAGGGTTGCTGACCGAGTATTTCCCTGTAGGATTATCCCCAATCCCAAATTCTGTTGGTGGGGTATTCATTTCATAAATACCGTCGTTTACTCTATTAGTTCCTTCAGCTCCAACCAAACTTCCTCCAGAAGTTCTTTGAGACCGTCCAATAAAATTACCGGGTCTTACAGATACAGTTCCAGGTAAAGCAGCATCAATAAAAGGTTGCAGTTCAGTAAACCCAGCTCGTCCTACGGTATTCCCTCTTTCAGCAGAATTAATCTCATCTACCTGGTTTTGTAATCTTACATCATTGGCTAACAAATCTTCCAAAGGAAGGTTGTCCACCTGATAATAATACGGGTCAGCTGGTAAGTAAAACCTAATATCTTCATTAATTCTTTTTGCCATTATACTAATCTCTCCAAGTCAAATACATTGAGTGACCTTACACCCACACCGAATGAACCTGCATCGGCACCCCCAGCATCAGCATCTCGTCCTTCTCCTCCGGTTGCGCCTCCCATATGGGACCTGTAAATCGATAACCCGTTCACCTTATCCTCTGCCATATGTTTTGCATTTTGGAACATGCCCGCAGCGGATTCGTCCAACCAGTTTCTCATAAATCCATAGTAGTCCATACCCACAGGAGCCATAGGTGTTACGGGCTCAGCGGTTGTGTAGAAGTAAGCGCCTGACGGCTGTCCACCGATACCCGACACAGCGTTGTAAGCACTAAACCCGCCTATACGAGGTTGCATTGTAGCTACACCCGCAGAAGGGTCCATTGAAGGCATACCCCATCCAAATACTCTCAAACAGCTCGAAAGTTGATAGATTCCTTGAGGGAAATCCGAATCAGTTCCTGTTAAACGTCTAACGTTGTCAGCTGCTCCTAAAACCCTCACGTTCTGAGTCCAGTGAGTATATCCTTGTCCGTTCACTTGGTCAACGGGGGAACCACCATAGCTAGCGTTATTTTGCCAACCGTTAGTTCCTGTTGATGTTCCACTTAAGGTACTTACATCATAGAATGATTTAAGGTCACCTCTAGTTGACATCATTAAACGGAATACACCAGTATTCGCGAATACCGCTCCACATCCACCATAAGTTGTTCTACGTCCGGCTAATCCATAATAATCTAAAGATACACCGTTTCTCCATTTTCCAGTAGGACCGTGACAGTTAGACCCACCACCAGGAGCACCCGCGCTCAACGACCACGTCATTGGGTCCATTCCGTTAGCTAAAATATTAGCCGCGTGAATGCGAGAGGTGTCTGCTATATTCCAAATTTGTATTTGGCTTCCCATACATTTGTAACTAGGCATTAAGAACCCGTCAGGAGCATTAATCGTCGCTCCGCTCTTAGACCTCATATAAGCTCTATAACGTTGACAGCGTACGGCAGAACGTTCGTCACCTAAAACAGTCATACTACCTGCTTGGTCATTGGAATCTGAGCCAAATGTTGCAAACAAAGTTTCATCTGTTCCTTGACCAGCCACGGTGTACATTGTACCTTGATTGGTAGCGTTACCGTCTGACTGAGTGTAACTTCCTGTACCTCCTCCGACAATAATAACATCGTTAAAATCAGAGTTGCTACCAGTACCGGTACCTCCTCCTTCACCTAAACCTGTGTCATCATCAATTCCTAAAGCAGTGCCAGCCTCTCTGGCACTTGGGGTTTCTTCAACCGTATAACTGTTGTCGGTAGTAGGAGGTCCAACGTCAGGGATTTTATCTTCTGCGTGTTCACACCCTTTACCTGAAAGATTGTAATAGGCTCCTGATACAGAAGATGGGGCGCCTTGGAATTTAAAGTTAACAAGGTTTACATCAACCGTACTATCTTGTACCGCACGAACACACATACCGCCTGTCATAGCCGTTCTATGATAATCGTCGCTAGCATTTGTGTCCGGAGTTCTTACATAAGAATTAGTGCTGTTAAAAGATTCGTTTTGCGCCTCAGTCACATCCAAAGACAGCCTTGGAGCAAAAGCAGCAATACTTGCTACACCGCTTGTGAAAGCGTTTGGATACATTTTAACGTATCCAGCCGAAGTAGATTGGTCGAATTGATTGTTTTGGTCTCCCAAATAAGCATCAGCGTAACTCGTAGTTAAAACATCTACAGAATCAATAAAACCTTTGTTGGGGCTCGCCCCTTTTCCTCTTAGAGCCTGTCCTCCTAGAGCGTACATTTGAATGTTAGAATTCTTATTAGCTACCAAACATGCGCGGGATGCATGGACTTCAAAACGGGTGTGGTTTAATTGTTCCCCTCCCGTTTGGTAAGGGATTAAATTATAACCTGATATATCCAGAATATTATCTGTCCCTACTAAAGTCGGAGGTTTAATTTTTAAATTAGAGTTACCTTCGGCTAAGAACGGAACTCCAAATCGTGCTGACTTGGTGGGTCCCGTTAATTCAACATTAGAGTTATTACTAGCTACCACACCCGCAGATAACCAGCTTCGGAATTGTCTCTCTACACTGTTAACAGGGTAATAATTAAAAGTAGTACATGTCGAAGACGTTCCACGGAAAATTAAATTAGAACCGTTAGAAGCGATTGCTACTTTACCTTTACCTGTATCCTGAGAAAGGACGGCGTAGTTTACACCTACTAATTCAGCATCAGAATTGTTGGTAACAACGATACCCGGTTTATTGTTTGCTCGGAAAGGGGTAGCTCCAAAGTGAGTAGCAGGAAGATATTTAACATTAGTTCCGATACTTGACGGGGCATTAGTATGAGTCCATTCACATCCTCCAAATTGTCCTACGTACAAAGGAATGTTATTGATTGAAGCTGGATTGGCAGCGGACGATTTATCGATTAGAATATTTTGATTATTCGAGTCAACATGGAACTGTGCTCTATTTCTAATACGTCGAGTGTTAGCCGCAGCCGGTACGCCCGCAGTAAAATCATTACTTGGAATAGCTCCATTAGGTATTCTTACCGCAGGAGTAGCGCCGCCACCTGATTGGGTACCAGTAATTTGAGAATACCCGTCAGGTCGAACGGCAAAATTCTCACTGCTTACCGCGTATGTAAGTTGAGAGCCGATTAAATGAAGACCCCATCCACTATTGTTGTTCAAAGTAAATTGAGGTAATTGTGCTTGAGACCTACTTAAACGCATACCGTCTCCCACATTTAAGAAAGAGTTAATACGTCCAGCGAAGTCGATGTCTGACCCCTCTGCGTAAAACCCATGTTCATTACAATCAGAAATATTGACAGTAGTGGTGTAAGTATCACCCCCTGCCCCGGAACATTGTCCGTATGTAACTGTTACCCCACCAGCTGATTCAGAGCGAAGTGGTTGAGATAATAATTGAGAACCAGCATTAGGTAACCCTGATGTTGCGGCTCCCGCATAATTAATACCTCCCCGAACAGTTGTGTTTCGTAAATCAATACCTCTCTTAGACTTACCAAAATAATTTAAGTACTTACGAGAGTCTGTATATTTTGTACCATCCCATTCTAAATCACTATTCAATGCGTAGAATCCCACACCATCTTGATTTCTGTTGGCAGGGGCTCGTCCAGTCTTGGTATAATTTCTATAAGCTACACAGTGTCCAGTTATTTTAACACGAGAGTTAGTAGCGCGGAATCCTCCGGTTGCATTTCTAACAGAAGCTACATTGTCGAGGATTACCTCTGAATTTTCAATATCGAACCCATACTCCCCACGATGTCGTTGGCATACGGCTGCTCCAGCTCCCCTGTAATCAGCACCGTTTAAATTACCGGCGTCAACCAAAAGGTTTCTTAAAATCACGGTTCCTTGACAATCCTTTAAGGATATAGAACTAAAATAAGCACCATAACCGAAAAAAGCACACTGTCCTTTCGTGTATTGCTCTTGTCTTTTTAGAATCATGTAGTCAGCTGTAGACGACCCATACCATGGAGTGGCATCCCCCCACGAGCTGGCTGCTGTGCCAGCTGTAGCAGTGTCGGCACCTGCACCCCAGTCATTTGTATAATCGTAAGGGTGAGGAATAGAAAAATTACCGAACGGCGCCCCACCATTCATACTACGGGTGGTGCCTGTGCTCGAAGCTGAGTAAAAGGTTATGTTATTAGCTTGGCGGTCAGTATCGGGTCCTTGGTAAGCAAAAAGCCTAGTGTTTTTATTCCAGCTGTCGTAGTCAGCAAAAGAAGTTTGGAGTCGTGTAGATGAAACATTTAATTGTGTTCCTGAGGCAATAGGTGAGTACAACTGCTTCACATACATTCTATTACCTAGCGCAGCGTCAGCCGGACTTCCTCCAATATCTGCCACAGCGTTGGCTGAAGCATTAGTGTCTTCAAAATAAGCTCGGTTTACAACTTCGAGTTTTCCTTCTCCTTCACATGTAATATTAGCGAGGTCTAGGTTTCCTAATTCCCCATAACGACAAATTTCAATTAGTACCGGAAATTTTAATCGTTTAGGAATTCTCTCAACAATATCATCAATTGAATCATAAATACCTTTTCCTTCATCAACATGACCTGTAGAAGATAAAACAAATGTTACACCTTCAGGATTACCTCCAGGATAACCCATGGCTCTATAAAGAGTATCACCCCGTTGTTCAATTACCCATAAAGGAACGTTATCTTGTTCCCAGTTATAAAAAGAACTAGGGTCATACTTGGGGACATCGTCATCCCAATTTAGAGGAATAATTCCATTTCCTCCTACACTGCTAACATTTTTAAAGCTTACCATTAGAATTCAATCGTCCATCTAAAGACTAAAATAAATGCGTCGGTCTTTGCTATTTGTTTGAAAAACCGATACGCGCATAACATAGAAGCGTCTGTACCTTCTACAAAAGGATTTTTACTGTACAATCCTATTTCATTAATGTAACCTGCGGGATAATCAGCTGTGGCATCCCCCACATTTAAAGTCTGTTCGTCTAACACTATCTGCCACATACATTTAGTGTCCGTTACTCTTTTTATATAACCATAAGGAATTCTCCCGAAAGGTTTACTTGTAGTCTTGGCTCCATTTGCAATCAAATTATGAATACTCATGTCCAAGTTACCGGTTCCGTACTGTTCTCGGTTGAACGGTGTTACTACGTCTGACGTGCCAGATACTTGTGCGCCAGCGGTTCCTCCAGACCCACATCGAAAATAAACCATTTGAAAGTTTTCAACATCAACGTCAGGGTCGGAATCAAACATTTGAGAAAGGGTTGCGCCCATCCCGCTACAAATAACATTTTTATCTTCATAGTGCAGCTCCTTACTTCCATCTGGATAATGTTTCCAGATTTCTAAGTGTCCTTGAGGATTTGATTTATCGAAAAAGTCCATTTTAATAATTTATATCCCATATTATAGTAATATGGTCTGTTGTGTTGTAATCTATTTTTAATCCAGGAGGAAAAGTTACTTTCTTATTCGTTAAATTAAAAATAGGATTGTTGCCTGGGTCTGCAATGTTATATAGTCTCACACGCGAACCAGCCGAATATGCAGCACCTGTTCTTTCTATTTGATACCCGCTACCTAATTTGTCATAAGTTTTCTTGTAATCTAAGGAGTTTAATCCTATTGCACCAAGACCTCCCATGTAATAATCTAGGAAACGCCAATCGTCTTTGTGTAACTTGAGAATGTAACGCAAAGTCTTTTTGCCATACCCTCCATAAGAAGCTCCGACTGTAGAAGAGAATGAGGATACTAAGAACCCAGCACTCGCATCACGGGCATCATTGTTGGTAGTCGCATAAGGGAAACGGTAAATATAACCGTCACTATTTACGACGCCCATTTGGTTTAAGGTTCCTGAGACTAAACCACCACTAGGAGATAATCCCCATGACTGGTCACTATTTACTAATCCGTAAGTTCCTGAGCCAAAGAACAGACCTGCGGATGGTAAGTATGCTCCCATGGTGATGGCTTCTTCTAAGGTTTTCTCCCCTGTTACAGATGGAGCCATAGGGTTATTAATAGCACGGATACCACTTACATCGGGGTTAGCGACTGTTGCCTGGCTTTTTAATTTCGCGGGATATTGTTTGAAAAAATTAATTCTATTCAGAAAATGTCCTAGCTGCCCAGGTTTTCCTTGAGATTGTAACGACTGTAAAGTTGTGTCTGCGGGCTTAGGGAACTCGGGGAAGTTGAAAGTATCTCCCGATACCCGATAAATTAAAGGGGTAGCATCCGTCCATTTATAAACTTTAAAGTCTTTTATATCCACACTTCTCAGAGCGGTTCCTCCAGCCTGCACTCTAAAGCTTGCGATTATTTTCGTATTAGGACCAAACTGAGGGACGGGAATTTTAGGAGATAAAATTTGGTTCCAGGATTTAGCATCCGCATAAAACTCGTCTGCGCTTTGAGCTCCACGGTCGTACAAGGTGGTTTCTAAAGTTTTACGTTCTATACCTGGGTCCCACTCTTGAGAGATAGGGTTATACGAATATCTTACTCCATCATACATGGCTGCAATAGAAATGGCTATTTTATCGGTAGCCGTATCCACACTAATACCTTCTATCCCTACGGCGAACATATCACCCGCGCTCAAACCATACTCAGCTAAAGTGAAGTTTTGTGTTAACCATGGAGCGAATGCAGAATTTCTCATTTTGTTTACACGGGTAACAGGAACAATAATACCCGCATCAGTAGCGGTTCCTGTATCCCCCGACGTCGCACGGAACATAATACTCCCGTTGACTGCCCAGTCTGTCATACCTGAAGGACTCGTTACATTCCCCATAATATTTTTTGTGCCTGTCCAGTTACTCATTTTAAATACCGCGCCATCGGAATATTCATCATAATGAGTTTGTCCAAACGGTTCGCTGGTCCACACTTTTGGGTCTCTAATCCAACGACTTCTACCGCTGTTGTTTACCAAAGAGACGTCCTGAAGTGAGACGTCATGCAAAGAATAAACTCCTCCAGAAGTATCGATGATATTTAACTGGTACTCAGTATCTCTGTCCAATCCGTACAAACACATTTTAGAAATTAGTGATTGAGGGGTTGAAATAAAACTTTCTGGAGCTGTCTCCAGATTTTCTGAGTAATAGTCTGTAGACGACACCGGCTGTGCTTGCCAATCTTGATTTACAAAATCGTAATAAAGTTCTTTCCAAATATCGACAGCTGGTCCTAGCCCCGGTCCGTCCAAGGCTAAATCACTTACTAAGGTTCTGCCAGTTTCAGCATTAGGTCCGTACAAAGCCGCGGTGAATTTAAAAGCTCCTCGGCTTCCTTCTCCGTCTAATGTTTTATCGTTGTATGCTGTTAAAATATTATCGTCTATAGCCGGGAACACGATAGGGTTAGGATAGGTATAAGGAGTACCGGTTTCCGTGGTTGCTCTTTCCGGAAGTTTTAAGAAATAAGAGCCCGACACACTGTTTCGGTACGCAGGATTAACCGATGTAATAATATCATCCCATTGCGCAGTCTCCCAATTAAAAAATACGGGATTCGCACCATTAGTGGAGCTTAACACAAAATAAGAACCATTATCAAACTCGTTAAATACGTTCATCGATAATGTGTACTCTCCTGGGTTAGCTCGCAAGTCTTCCGACACAATATAATTTTGATTCCCTGTTCCCGATGCTCCTACATATAAACCCCAGTCTAATGGAGTGCTGTCTGTTAAATCATTACAGAAAAAAGGATGAGTTGCTCTCGTGGCTAAAGAGTTCGTTGAATACGGATTAAAATTGGTGGGTGAGTTAGTAGCACTAAAATCCAGAGCGTCTCTCATCCACAATGATAAAACATTATATTTATTTGATTGGGAGGTTCTCGCTTTAGCTTTTAAGATATAACTAAACCCAGGAATGTTAGCTGTATTTTGCATCGTTCCTTTTACTGCCAAGCGATACGTCTTAGTAGGTTCCAATCCTGCGAAGTTTTGGACTAACTGAGTTTTGGTGGTAGCCTGAAAGTTGTTCATATCGTTACGTAAACGGCTACGAGTATCATTGGTTAAGGCGCTGTATCTTGTCGCACTTAATGTTAATGCGGAATAAATGTTTCCAGACGTGACTCTACTTCCGGTAGAGCTTAAACACCATTTAGCCACTCCGCTTTGGTCGTAAACATAAGTTCTCCACCCTGCTAATTTTCCAAAAGAAAAATTTCGGATTGAGTAATAACAAAATCCATTAGCGTCGGTTCTTCCTGTACCTCTCAAATTTATAGTATAAGTTTGGCGGTCTGCGTCTGCGGGTAACATTACCTGCACTCCTTTTTGATACCAAGTGTTTTTAGCGGTATAAGATATTTGTAGAGGAGTGCCGTTAGGGCTAAACATATTATTTTGTTGAGAGACGGAGTTTGGAGTAAAGTTATACTCGTACCCATCTGAATTCCTAATCAAGTTTACCTCCAAATTACCACAATTAGCAGCAGTAGATTCCCCAGACACCATAGTATCAAAAGACAACATCATGGTAGCGTTGTTATCATATTGAGTGTTTGCTTGGTCTAGTAAGTTAGGGTCGGGAGTTAAGGGGGTAGTAAAAGCAAAACGGTTGCGGTATTCATCACCTAAATTAAAAGTTTGTTCTATGAACGCAACACCACTGGACGCTAAATCGTTTGAAGAAGCGTATAAGGAAACCCCGTCCGTTCCTGAGAAAATTTTACCTGAGTCCGTCGCTAACGGGAAGACGGCTCCATAAGCCGCGCTATCCTCTCTACTTCCCGGGTCATTAGAGTATTTAACTAAAGGATTTAACTGTTTCCACCCAGGAAGTTTAAACAGCCCAGCTTGAGTACAAGCGGTTGGGTTTTCTGCTTCTCCCGTAGGAAACTGTGTGGTAATGGTGAAGTCATTGTTCACCAGCTCACTTTGATGTTCTAAGAAGTTAGGATTTCGTAGAATTTGATAACGTTCATCGCATACCTCCAATCGTATTATGTTAAGGTAGGGATTGACATAACCTTGTTCCCACGGCGCAAATCCTGTATCAACGAAGCCAAACGAAGGAAATACATACTCTACGAAAAACTGATTGAATGGAGAGAAGGCTTGGTCTCTTTTATTACCTTTTAATCTTAGACGAAATTCGTTAACGTCGTAGTAATCTTTTAATTGGACGGTGTGATTTAAATTTTTATTATCTCTATCTAACCGTTCAAATTTTTCTGTAGTAAAATTATAATATTCAACAGGTACGTCGTTAGCTCCGCGGGATATCCTTATATCCATGGTTGCGTTATGAGCTTTACCGTTTGTATAAAAAGTATACACTCCTCCTAATTCCATAGTAGGAAGAGCTTGTCGTAATGTTACTTGTTGTTGACCTTTGATAAGTTCAAATTTGGTAATATCAATCGTTCCTTCAGCTACGGTGTCCGTTGTAGGTTGTACAGCACCACTTACATCATTCAGATAATTTACCGTCCACCCTTTAAGATTTTTAAGTGTAGGGTTTTGCAGTAAATTAGCCTCCACCATATTATCGTATTTCCACTGATTAAACCCAATACCTGAATAACAATCCCACATCTCAAATACGGAGTTGTCGTTAAGAGGAGCTAATTGGTAGAGGTTTCCTGATGTGGCGATAGAACTGTACCAGTATCTCGAACCTCTCTGGGAATAACTTTCTTTCGCGCTACCTAACGTCATTGCTTGTATTTGGTAACTAGACACCGAGCTTGCTCCTATCGGACCTGCTCCTCCTGTCGGACCTCCACTGGGGTTGGGCATGTAGGTCATCACATCCGCTACTGTTTTTCTAAAGCCATCGACCACCATGTTAGAGCCTTTGTACAAGCTCTTGTGCTCGTTTCCATAACTTTGAAAAATCTCTATGTTACCTTTAATCATTTTCTTTAAATCCATAAACTCCGTTAGTAGCAGAATGGCTTCCTCCCCACCATTCTAAATACTCGTTTCGGCTACCACCTGATAATAGGTAGGTTCCCGACGAATCTATAGCATCTCTTGATGATTTACTGATGTTCAGGTCATCAAAGAAATCGAATATATCTGCAAAGTCTTTTTTCGTATAATCCTGTGCATAAACATTATAGCGTTTATTTACAATATCTACGCCTAATAATGTAACCCCGCGGAATTCTCCTGTGTTGTCCGGTTTTCCTATCTCCACATAATAAACAGTCTCGTCATTATGAATTGGACCGGCTGAAGCAAAGTAACCATTCAAAGGACCATCTTTAGAGAGGGAGAAGTATTTCAAAGGGGTCCGGGTGTTTAATGTGTTAAAGTCTAATACATGTCGTTGGGTTTCTATAGAACTCCCTTCGAATGAAAGTTTTTTCCATTGTTCTTCATTACTAGTTTCACGTGCGTCAGACCATGAGTTGCTGGTCCAGTTATAACACCAGTTTCTCGCTATAGAATTCCATCCATTACCTACAAAAGGTTTGGGGTCGGTTACCAGACGAACATATAAATCTTCATCCTTAAATCCGGCACCTGCGCCTGCAATTTTAGCAACACGACCATTTATACCTAACTGATAATGTTCGTTCTTAAATAATTTATTTCCTTGTCTCCCACCTCTGATTTTGGCGGGGGATTCAAAGTTTTCTATTTTAATATTTTTTATTTGATAACCACAAACTGTAGTATAAGCTCTAGCTGCCGGAGCAATATAAAGCGAGTAATTGTCCCCTTGTTCGAATACAGATGAGGGAGTTATTACCCCGCTAAAAACACTGAACCCAGGTTCGGTTTGTGGACCCCCACTAGTTAAAACATTAACTAAGTTGCCCGAGAAAATAGCAGCGGTATCTCTCCATCTACCGTTGGGTTGGTCCCACTGTTTAGATTTAGTTTCGTTAATTAAAGCATATGTTAGTCTGTTGTTGGCTAAGTGTACGCAAGACGCTTCCATGGATATTTTATAACGATTATTAGGAGTGAGGGGGCGCAGGTTGGGAGGAGTTTGACGGTCCGTAGGATTAGAGACTGTTCCAAACGCCACACTTCTCTGAGCACCTAGGACACCCGACATTACACCTATGGTTCCTGTTCCAGACGAACTTCCTCTACCCACCATCGCTATGTAAGGTAAGGAACTACCACCTACATCATCCTTAAAATAAATCGCCCGGGACGAGTGACCGGTGGGACCTCCGCTATAAATATTCGGAGTTCTCTCTAGGCTATACATAGCCCACCCTGCAACTGCCGAGGTTGATAGATTTTGTCTCGCAGCGTCACGTGGCGCAAATAACAGTTTTCCGTTATAAGAGTAGTTAGTATTTCCGTCCAACGCATAGCGAGCCCTCACACTTTGGATAGGGCTGTCAGTTACCTGTCTCTGAACGAAGGTTATGCCGCTAGGAGAAATCAAATCTATATTGTAAGGGGTGTTATTGGTATTATTCCAAACAGCTATACTGTTAACATTTCCAGCAGCAAACTCAATCCCCGACAATACCGTTTTGTTCGCCTGTATTACTTGTGCAGGATGTTCAAATACATCCAAATAATTGGAATATGTGCCGAACGCTCCCGCGGCTAAAATCCCTTCAGTGAGTTCTACTCTTCCTCCCGAAGTATTTAAATACACATTGTTTTGAGATACAGCAGGAGTGGTAATAACACCACTCCAATCCGAGTGAATAGAGGAAATAGCTCCACCAAAGCTTCGGGCAAACGCTTGGGAACCTAGGGAGTTTTGCAAATTACCTTTTATAGAAAAATTATGATTAAAAAGTAAGGGACCAAATACATGAGCTATAATGTTAAACCCTCCTGCATACCTATCCCCATCGACTTGCGTTTCTTGGTCTACCCAGCATTGCAAGTTTCTATTGAACTTTGTATTATATTCTTGATATAGTGATTGTACTCCGGCACCAAATTTAAAATTATCAAACCCTTCGTTAGTAAATCTTAACCAACGAGAATCTTCGCGACCTCGTCTAATAAAGATGTTTGTCATTGCTCTTAATATTTGAGAACCAAATACGTCACGTAATTGATTGAAACTAGAAGCGTTGGTTTCAAACCCCGGTATATTTCGTTGAGGAAAGAAAGAAGAGCCATGAAATTCAAAGAAGGGGGTAGCGGACCCGTTGTAATAGGAATATACTGATGAAAGACTTCCGCTAGTATCTACAAATTGTTGTGAGGAGAAATCGAATCCTTTGGGAACAAACCCTGGTAAATTAAGTCCGCGAGCCTTAAGTACCGGTTGTAAAGCTCCTCCACTTACTCCAAACCAGTCTGTGGCAATAGGTTGGTTTAAACCTTCTCTGTTCTGAGCCCAGCCTGTGAATTTATATTTTAGATTTCGTCTACGACCAGCAGTTCTTCGCGCTAATAATTGTTTGTATGCGACACTAGCTTTACCCGCCGGTTCTATTGAACCACCGCCACTCCAGAAGTAACCTTGAGGTCCCGTACCTTTACTTCCATACAGAGTCGCAGAAGGTAGCCATCTACCGCCTTTAGGATTAAATATGGTTGGGAATACCCCCACACCACTAAACGAGCCATACGCGCCCCAGGCGCCCGGGAAAGCAGACGTGGTATAAGTGCTATGGAGTTGGTCCATATCCGATTGAATAGTATTAATTACTTCTATATTCTGAATACCGGACCACGCGACTCCCGGAAGTGTACCGTCTTGCCGCGTTCTATAATAGAAATCATCTATCCCAGAGCCCACATATATTTTGTTTATAGTATGGAAAGGAGCGAACTGGCGGAAAATATCTATAACCGCCGGAATACCCTTTTTACCTATTTTGGTTTTGTCGGGGTTTATCAAACTATTAGAAGAGAAATCTATAGCCGAGGCAAAGAACTTAGAGTGTACCTCTGACGATTTGGAGTTCCAATAATCAAAGACACTCATACTTTCTAAATCACCTCCACGAATAATCTGTGGGTAATTGTAAGGTAATTTTAGAGAGGAGGTAAAAAATTTAAAATTATTATTTGAGCCCCATCCAGGTTCGTTTATACCTTCTCCGGATTTTATCTCCACTCCACTTAAAATATATTTGGATACGCTGTTGGCAGCGGAGACCGCTACACCACACCCAGCCTCTTCAAAACTGCGTGATAAAATGGACGAAAGACTTCTAGCAAAATTATCTACATTTGGTCCTATCCGACAGTTTTGATAAAATCTATTTTCTTCCCAAGGAGGGATTCGTAGAAGTGCTCCTCGGTATTCATATCCATTAGTTTTGTTTCTAAACTTTCTTACTTCTTGTGATTTCCAATAATCGGTTTCTTTGTATGGAACCCCTCCTATGTACAAATAATTATAATACTCGTTTAGAAGTTCTAAAACAGCATCTGTCGCAAATCTAACGTTTTTATCTTTATCGTTAGGGTCAAAATTACGAACCGACATTCGTATGCCAGACGACTCTAAAGCTTCATTCCAATTAGTTTTAAATGATAAGTATTGAGAGTTGTTGTTTCCTAAGTTAGTCTCAGTTTTAAGAGTATAGTAAATTAAATTAGGTACATAAGATTCCCATAACTCTTGTAATCCCGAAGTTTCAGCTACTGGATTGTAGATGGAAGATGGGATAACCATGTTTACCGCGTTAGCTAAAGCTTGTCTAGTACCTTTAGCCTTATACAAGTAAATGGCTTGTTTTAACTGGTCTCTCCATTTATCGGGTTCTTCCGTAAAGAAAGTCCAGCCCAAATATCTTCCCAAATATTGAAGAAACTCTTCGGGACATTCCTCGATATCTAACAAATACTGAATGTCTCTAATCGAAGTTTTAACGTCATAAAAACCATATGCTATCGCTTTGAGCATCTTGCTCATCGGACCAGCATTTTCCATACGATTTACATCTAACCCCATTAATGAGGCGTTGACAATATCTCTAAAATACAGTGAGTTAGGGTCATCTTCATTTACCCACACATTAACTAAGGTGTCTAAAGCGCTAACTAGTTGTGCTCCAGACGCATAGTAATTTTCCGTTTCCCCATTAGCTACAACATAAGTGGAAGAAGGGCTGCTAAACGGTGCTGGTAAATAATTAGCTCGTACGGTTTCCCATTGTGTACCTCCTCCTACAGCGTTTCTATACATCCACTTGAACATATTACTAACACCGTCCGAAGTTTTTATACGTTTACCATAATAAAGGTTATCTACGATGGAGCTGTAGACATAAGAACTTACCGGAATGGAGTTCGAATCAATAACCGTTCCTGACGTATTTTGAAAATATACCCACCCCAGTTTATCAATCAATTCGTTACTAACCGCTGAAACGGAAGAAAAAGTTGACCCTACTGTCGCGCTAAACCCCTGAGCGAAAGTTTCTGTTACGTAATTCGGGTGCGTTGATGGTAGGGCTGACGTAAGAAGAAAATCCTCAAACTCGTCTCTATTAGGAAAACTCGCAAACGTTTTACCTAAAGGACGTAAAACATAATTCTCATAAGTAGTAGGACTTACATCTGTTAAATTATTGAAAGGGACGTAGTAAGGTACAAATGAATCGTTACTACTAAATGAAGATACCTGTAAATTATAAGTGGTTGGCTTGCCAATCAAGGCTGAGGTGTTGGACGCTAGGTATAAAATAGAACCTAGAACTCTGTACTGTAAATCTTCTTCTTGTCCGAATAGATTATATTCATTCTCTTCATAGAAATCAGGGATAATGCGCTGAATTACTTCTATGTAATTCGCTTTAAAATGTTCTTGTCCGGGTCCCTTGTCCGACATTCTCATGGTTATACTAGCTCCGTGTTAAACTCAAAGTTATTCAACTGTACAATCTCATTAAAGTTAACGTAAATATCTTCTGGAAGATTATCTACTTTAAAAAATCTAATTTCCGGAACGGTTAACATAAAATTGTTGACGTCAGACATGCTGACCTTCTGTCCAAATGATAAATTATCAACATCAAAGTATTCTAATAACTTGTTTGCAGCTTTTTGTTGAATAGAGTCAATAAATCGTTTATTAGATTTATCGATATAAAGAGTTGCTACAATATCTAATGTTCTGACTACTCCGTCTGAAATTACAATGTCATCGGTGAGCATTTTATAATTTTTAAAATAGTCTAGCAATTCTTTTTTCATTGCTACCGAGGCTCGTTCTAATTGAGTAGAGGAAGCTTTGGACAAAACAAATAAATCAATAACGTTCGCAGCTGCTCCATTGCTTCGTAAAGACGCCATGCATTTAGCGGTAGTTCCTGCGGTTCCCACAAACGAATTAGCTAAGGCATTGTAATCCTCGCCAGTGACAGCTCTATACTGCGTTCTGAAGAAGTAGGGTGCGTATTTCTTGGCATGAGCCACAGATTCAGCGGGTGTACCTCCCGAGCCTTTTGTACTATTCGTTAATGTACAGTCTACAGCTTTAGCTAAGCCCGTACCAATATTGTTTGTTACCGTGACGGTGGAGTTTAAACTCCCTTGAGCAATGTTTCCATTCCCTCCTCCTCCGGTTCTGTAAGTTACCACAAAATTGTTACCCGGAGTTGGGAGGCGTCCACGGACACCATCACCGAAAGTAAGTATCGCGCCAAAACCTCCTGTGTAATCCTTCTGGAATACAGGCTGACTTCCTCCCGACGCTAAAAACAGATTACTGATTTCGTTATATTGAGTACCTCCGTTTTCTGTAGAAGAAACTCCAATGCTTCCCTCAATTACAGGACCGTCAGTAATCTCAAATGTCTGTCGTGTTTTTACCCCTCCTCGGAAAGTTCCATTGGCACTATTTAAAACTCCTTCTAACAAAAACAAACCGCTAGCATACTGACCTCCTGCGAAATCAGCCGCAGCGGTCAAAGTCAAATCTTTATTGAATAAATCTAACTCACCATTAGAAGTCTGTTTGGTAATCGTATAACTTAAAGGAGTACTGCTTCTTTGATTTGTCACTTGCACTGTCCGGTCCGCTTCAGCAATTAAAATATTTCCTGTAGGGGTTTCCGTATTTGGAAAAGTTAAAAGACCTGTAGCTTTAGATGCTGTAGGACCTTTCATACTTACCCCAATGAGTTGAAGAAGTCTTTGTAGGTTATCTTCGCTTTTTACTGTATCAATATACATTTCATTAGCCGTCATATCAGCTCTTAAAGCTAGTACCGATGCCATATACGCGTACATCTCAAGTAACATTTGACCTAAATCGGAAGCTGCGAAATTGTTATAATCAGTGGGGTAAACGCTCTTTAAATAGTTTTGTAAGGCTGCTCGATATTGGTCGAAGCCATTTATATTATAATCAATCAAATCCTCTTTCTTATCGTCGGGGACTTGACCTAATTTTAAAAAGTCTGACTCAATAGTGCCATCGAAGCCTGAAATATTATACAGACCCTGAAAGAAACGAGAATAATCTGTGTTAGTTGCCATAATTATACGAGAACCTCCACCAGCTCTCCAGTTAGTAAATCATCTTTCGATGTGATATAAAGTTGAATTTTGAGTTTGTTGTTTTCAAAATCAGGGGTGAGCTCTAATCTTTCTACAATGACTCGGGGTTCATAAGTTGCAATAGAATCTAGTATCTGCTCTCTTAATGTGTTTATCATATCATCTGTTAAAGGTTCGAAAACAGATGAGCGGATATCAGTTCCATAATCAGGTCTAAATACCCTAGCGCCACGCCCGGTCATAATAAGTTGAATTACACAATCACGTAAAGACCGTAAGTTTTCGTTTTGAGCTACGTATCCACCTACTCCCTCATTCATCATAGGGAAAGCTACTCCTAAGATTCTTTCCTTAGAAGGTATTTTGACGTAATTTAAATCGTAGTTAGACATAATTAACTTGGTAAGAGAATGTTTTTGAAAAATCCTTTTTGGCTAGTGTAATTGTGTTTAGCCTCAGTAGTAGTTAGAGCTCTTGTGTAAATCTTAAAACTTCCTATATAACCGTCTAAACCGCTTCTAGGTATAATACGAGTTGGGGAGCCTCCGCCTTTCGGGGCTGAAAGTGGTGGGTCATGTTGTCCTACCGGGTACAATTCTCCCCCGATAGTGGTTGTTATTAATGTATCTCCTCTGACCGTGCCTTGATGGGTGTTATTAGTATTACTACCCAAGAACCCTTGAGGCTTATAATCAGTTCCAGGAATCTTAGGTATGTTGTCCGTATAACCTCCCCCAATAATCCACGGGGTGAACACAGGAAAAGCAACCCGTTCAGGGGTGCAGCGCTCATCATATATGGTGTTCCCCAGAAAGCTTTCTACTGTCGGGTCATTAAAAAATATAAGGTCAGATTTATCGTCTAAATCCATTTTCACACTCGTAGGGAGGGTTGTGTCGTCAGGGTTCCCACCCAAAACATCACTTAAAGATGAAGTAGTAAGTAACTCCCCATCTAAATGGAAGTTTACGTCTTCATTTACATAATCAAAAGATACGCTGATGTGATGATATCCCGAACTCACATCTTGAATTCCAGTCCCGCTAGAATTTAATACTGAACTTGGGATATACATACCAACTTGCTTAACTTCGACAGCAGAGGGTGTGTTCCCGGCAGATGTTGCCCAGGTTTCCGCAATACACACACTATGCCCCCACGTAGTTGTTGGGGTTGTATCATAACTTTGGTTTTGTCCAACCGTTGGAGCGATACAAAACTCAAGTCCGCTTGTATTGGTTCCAGCTGGTGCGGGGGAGCCACGGTCCCTCCATCCCATTATCATACCTATCGTCCGGTTAAAGTTAGTTCCCCCTGGAGTTAATCCTTTGCCAGGGGACGCATTCGATTGGGTGGTAGCTGTAAGGTAGTCCGTTTGTGCTGGACCACTATTTTCATTAGCGAATACTAATCTATATCGATGTTCATCGGTCATATCTCTATACACCCTAGGGACATAAGCCCAGAAATCAATAGTAACTCCTTCTTTGCTATAAAAAAGATTATCTAAAGGTCTCGCTCCATTATAAGGAATATTAGGTTGTAAAACATTATAATCTTTAGTAGAGTTTGGTAATCGAACATATGAACCTTTAACATCAGCCCATAACGCGCTTCTCTGACCGCGCTCGTCAAATATGGTTCCTCCGAAATAAGCCTGTCCTACCCCTGAAGGAAATACGAAGGACTTATCGTAACCCACCAGTTTTCCGTCTAATCTATTGGAACCCTCAGCCGCGTTATTCAAAGCGTACAAAGTTCCTGACGGTTCCGTTACTGCATCAGGGTCTAAGAAATTATAGCAGACAAGAAGGTCTTCACTAATAATATCATCTGTTAAAGATTTGTAAAGAGGGGTTGTGGCGCTGAGACTGCCCGACGTTTCTCGGTGAACCCAATCCCCAAACCCTATCGGGTCTACTGCTAGACTATCGACGCTTGTCGGAGGCATGTCAGTAGGACCAATAACATATTTGGCTTGGTAAGGAGCTATAATGGTATCTAAGTCTTCTGAAAATAACGTTAATTGTTTTTGAGTCTGTAAAGGTATATCACTTTGTTTAAGGTATGAAAAATCATTGATGGGTATGCGAGGAATTTCTTTCCAGAACCCTACCTTAGCTAAAATGTTTGGAGATTCTACCTCGTCTACCACCTTTTTGGTTTTAGTGTTGTATGCAACTGTTTGTCCTCCATCTAACTGATAAAGGTTTATTGTTTTTATAGCGTCCGGCAAATCTTTATATTGAAGTTTATATTCAAACGCTTTTCCGGTTGGTGGTTCATACTGAAAAAACAACCCTTCTCCTAGAGGATGTTGGCGATTGGTTACGATAAAGGAGTCTCTTCCGAATATAGCGGCTATTGTCAGCTGTCTTTTTCTTTTTCTTATCTTACTATCGTATACTGATGCCACGGCACCGAGTTGAGCAGTATAAGATTGGACTATCGCGTCTGTAGCCCCATACCCGTTGGCTAAAATCTCTGCGATATAGCCTGATACCTGCGTCATATGGGATTGTTTATCATCCTCAAACTGTTGAAGAACATCATCATATAACTGAAATGCTTCTACGCGGGGGTTTTCTTCTTGATAAGGAACGTTTAAATCAAAGATAGTGTTAACTGTGCTTTCCCCGTCTTCTTCGGTAAACGATAATCCTCGACCCCCGCGGTTTGAAGGGTACTGTAAGTTCCACATATCCGCCGAGACAGGGTAAGGAATAACATCGGGGACGTCTCCGCTACGTGAATCATAGTACAAACCATCTTTGGACAATACAAATCTTTCGTTAGTGGATATGGGAGGTCCAAAATCCAAATCAAAGACGGGCTGAACATCCTCAAACACTCCTGATGCTTGGGCAGTTAACGTTTGAATTAGTTTTTGGTTTTCTATATAAGGAGCGATTACCTGAGATTGAATATATTTTTCATTTGCGGCAGCTGCCACCTCAACTTTTTGAGCTATAGAAGGCGGTAAACTTTGTGTATCCAAAGCTTGAATATTAAGCTGAGGATTTGGTAGTTCACCAGTAGCTCTTTTTTCTAATATTTCCGTTGCTGTATCAATTGTATTGGTAAGTTCATCAACTTCCACCTGCAAATTAGAACTCTTTTGTTGAAGAGCAGATAATTTTTGTACGACTAAGACACCCAAAGCAACTTTTACCTGCGAGCTGAAATAATCATTAATCTCGGAGTTCATAGTGTCAACTTGTTCAGACGTAGTTCCTGTAGGGACAGTCCCTGGAACAAATACTGGTGCTCCACTTGGGTTAGTTCCTGAACTATTTAAAAGAGCGGCTCCATTCGCAACATTGTTAGCGGGTTCCAACATGGCTTCCTGTTGTTCTCTAGCGGCGGGAGTCCCTCCATTGGACACAGAAATACGTCCTTGGGTTGGTGTACGTAAGGTGGAAGTGCCTTGGAGCTTGGACATTTTAGCATTCGTCGCTCCAAGCTCTACATTTTTCTCTTCACGGTCCACTGTCATCGCATTAACTAACGAAGTTAAAGCGTTGGTCGGAATCAAGTTCAGAGAGTCGGGTGAAAAGATAACCATTCGTCTGTTTTATTTAGGTGAGAGTGCCATATAGCCAAAATCCAGGAAACTGTCTATTTGTTTTAATTTTTTTCGTCGATTCTGTCACTGTGGACTCATGAGCGTAAACTCTTAAAACAAGATACTGTCCACGTTTAATAGAAGGAGGGACGACATTTTCTAATACGTTTTGCCCATCCCCCTCACGCGCAGTAGTACCATCGGAAGCATAATACCGTGCATATTTTACGATGAATTCATCTTCACTTTCCGGTCTCCCCTCAGTTTTAAGGATAACTGAGTACATGAATTGAGTCGTTCCCCCTGTGTAGGGATATGCACCCATTGTACCTAAAGTTTTTAACGTAAAAGATGTGTCTGCAAATAGATTAGTGAAAGGAGGGGTTAATAGCGTGGTAGAGGTGTTGCGTAAATCTAACAGAGTAATGTCTTGGTCAGTTGGAAAAGCTTCCGATTTCACAACCAAATCATTAAGGCTAATCTTGTCATAATACTGGCTGGAAGTGTTAAGTTCCTCCCATTCCGTATGAATTTTTAAAACAGGGTTAGGACCCCACTGTTGAGTCCATGCATTATAGCGGGCGGTATTCCCTAACGTATTCGACGGCAAATTATTATCTAACGTTGCATCGCGCAGTTTAAATCTAAGAGATTCGTAAGGACCTACCACGTATTTATAATCTAAATGAAAATCATTAATGAGAGTTTTTTCTATACCGGGACCGAACGAATTTACATATGGAGTATTTACGTTGGCATTTCGAAAATCTAACGCCGATAAAGCGAAAAAGTTTTGTGTAAGATTATTTGCTTTTTGGGAGGCGATGAATATCACTGACCACACTTTCTCGAAGGATAAGGTGTACGCACCGATAGAACTCGGCGTTATGTCATTCACATCCCATACCGGTGAGATACGAAACCCTTTAAATATTTTAGGGCTCGGAGGAAACGACCCGTCATCTTTAGGAGAGTTATTGTTGTACAAAATCACAGACCCTTCATCTAAAGAATAAGATTCCGCATAAGGTAAAGTAGTTCCGGTGTCCGTAGGTCTATCCCCTGGGTAGAATACAATAGAGCTTCCGTAAATTTCTTTAGTTATAGTGTTCATGCGTCCATCCCCGGTTTAGATGTAGGTCTCCCTTCGTTTCCATAATGGCGATGTTGAGTTAATGATACCCCAGCGATACTTACATCACCTCCTCCCCCGTTCAAGTTTACAGTAGGAGCGTCGATATTGATAGCATTAGGGGTTAATTCTATTGTACAGCTACCGCACTCTAACTTAATGTTTTTATAACCGCGAACTACGACATTACCGTCCAACGCTTCTATACTAATATCTCCTTGCCCAGCATTCTCTAACTCAATGTCGTCTTTACTACCTGGACCAATAGTATGGGAAATACCTCCTTTAGCGCTATACGTTTCAATATCCCCTTTAGCATTCACTTTAATAGAATCATCGCTCGTTCCTGCGTAACCTGTGGTTACAATTTGCATTCCGTTTTTATTCTCGTCAGCCAAAGTAATCATATCTCCCCCCGCTTCTGCTGGGGCATCGCTTAAAATCAAGCGTTTGTTTCCAGCACTCTTTAATTTTATCTCATTTATTTGACGTTCGGGGGTATTTTTATCGCTGAGTGTTACGCTATGACCAGCCGGATGTTTTAAAACAAACGAATCGGGCAAATCATTGTCTCTATAGACGTCATTTTCGTCCGGTATACCATAAGAAATGGTGGGGTCGTTAGGGATAGGCTCTCCGTTATCAAGAACTTCATTTTTAGTAAGCTGTTCTCCCTGACCTTTGATGTAAGGCTGTACTTTTGTATTAGGTAAAGCGTCTTGTCCGGCTGCATAAAGACATCCGAACCAAAAATTTTGTGTGGCTGGGTCAGCGTAAGGAACTTTTCCTATAATTACTGTAGCCCCAATACCGGGAAGCGCAAAAAAACCATATCCTGCCCCTCCTACGGGAGAAACATAATCACAGGTCTGTGGACCTTCCGGAAAAGCGGGGGATGCAACAAGTAATCTTCCTGCTCTTTGTTCATCTAAACATTGAATAACGGTACCAAACGCAAAAAAACCATTACCTGGACTAATTTCCGCAGCAACTTCCTCTTGTACCGGAGTTTCCGTTCCAAAAGGAGCCATACTGTCTAACATTGCACGTGCTAGAGTGGCTTCATCACCCATCGCGTCGATTGCTTTACGTAAATTAGTCATTATCTATAATCCCTCACCTCGTTTATATTTACCTTGATATCTCTCACTAATGAAAGTTCGGTCAAAAACCCTTGGCTAGGATTGATACGGTGCTTGAATCCAATTATTTGATAAGCTCCGCTCAACCAATGCAGTTCTCCAGACGCTAAACGTGGGTCATAAAATTTAAAAAATATTCGTCTTGTAAGGAACTCAGAACCTGGTTCATCAATCTCAGGTATTCCTAAAGTTGTTAAAGTAATATTAAATACTTCTTGACCCATAGCCTTATTAAAGTTGAATTTAATGTCTTGCATTTTATCAACACGGTCTTTTTCAGAAATACGAGCTCTAATAGAATCAAAATCTACTCGTCGTCGAAGAACTTTATTTTTTACTTCTTTGCGTGGTCTTGTATCACCTATCTCAAATACTTCAGTAGTAGTTTCATTATTCTTTCCATCGATATCCGCTTCTGGAAAAATAAGATTAACTAAAGTAGGGTCATCTATCACACTCGCGAGTTTCAGTATATCCTCGGCTGTATTTTTACCTAAAACATTGGCAAGGTCCTTAGGGTCATCATAAGAATCAATTAACGTAGGTAACATTTTTAAAATATCATCGTTAATAAATGCTGTGGTTTCTCCGTTGCTTACCTGTCCCCCTTCTACTGTGGTAGTATTAATAAACTCTTCACGCTGTTGACGTAGTTTTGCTAACTGAGATTCGTCTTGTTGTACCGTAGCGGAATTTATTTTTTTATCTTCGAGTTGTTTGATTTTATCTGCAAGGATATTAGAGATAGCGTTAGTTATCATGTCCGAGCTAAACGTCTGCATCCCATCAAACAGTGATTTAATATCATTAAACTGACGAACTGAATAATGGCTTTGAGCTAAGTTAACTAACACACGATTGTCTCCCGTGAAATCTACCTTAGCAACAATCGAGTTTGCGGTTCCATAATCAAGATAGATTACTGCATTACCTGCACTCGGGTCAAACGTTTGCGGGAAAGATTTGACTGGTCTAATAATTCTTTTCGTCCAATCTTCTTCGATGGTATCTCCGGGAGCTAAAATAAGAATCGTTTTATCTTTTTTCGCAAAGTCGTCAGACTCCCAATTCACACCTTCCAAACCAGGACAGTTCTCTTTTAATATTTTTTTCTCTTCAGGAGAAAGCATATTCACTTGAAGCTGTTGAACCCTCATTTTAGAAGTTTTACCTACAACCATACGGTTAATATTGTTCAACATAGTTTCTAAAAAAGAACTTATATGAGGATTAGCTCCGTCATCTGACATGGTGACGAAGGCATTATTGAACTTATTAATCTTTCTAATAAAGGCATCCTTTTTAATTTCCTCAGGGGATTTTTGTTTGTTCTCTTCTTCTATCGCTGCCTTTTCAAGTTTTTGCTGTTCTTCTTCCGCCGCTTTATCAATACCCTGTTGCACAGCTTGGAAGTTGGAGGCGACAGAGCCGATAAAGTATGCTGTTTGTATGGTAGGTTCTAACCGTAGAGGGATGGGGTTTACAGCTAACTCGCGGTCTGCGACAATCATTGCGTCTCTGTTATCTTGAACCACTGCTTGCTTAGCTGCGATGGAGGCGCCTGCTGCATAATTTGCCCACTGCTTAAACTCCCCATCAGGAAGTTCCTGAAATTTTACTGCATCAAAATATTGTTGAGTTTGTAAATCCCACAAAGGAGTGATTGGCGCGGTTCCCGATAAACCCGTGGTTCCTATACCTACTTCAGTAGGTTTCATGGTAATCGGATTAGTGCGTGGACCGACGAAAGGTTTGTTATACGTCTGTTGAAGCGGGGTATTACCGCTGAAAATTAAAGACGAGGCTAATGTAACTGGTACGTTAACATCTAACGGTCTAAGTTCGGGGTTTCCTCTTGGAGATAACCCGTTAAACTCCCTTTGAGCGCTTATCAAGTTGCTTGCATTGATAGTCTTTTTCAGTTGACCGACCGAAAAAGAATATTTATAATTAAAATCATCATTGATATTCTTCCTAACTTCGTAATTATCTAAATTAATATATCCTGCATCTAACCAAATAGGACCCATATTCGCGGCTTGCAGATTTTTCTTTTCTTTTACTGTAAGAGGGCGGATTTCTCGTTGAACTCCTTCAGGTTGTGGCGCTCTCAATGGTGCGTCTGCTAGAATGATAGAACCCCCTTGTTCATAAGGACTTAAATTCTCGGTGTTAAACTTATTAACCCAATCGGCATCTACGCTCCCATCTAAATTACCTCCATCAGGTAATGCGCGGGTTAAAAAGAACTTACTACCATTGGACCCATCGGAGTCTGCTTGATACAGATAATAATCGTCATTATTAAGTTCAACGGTTCCTTGTACGTTAACTATTTTAACTTTGATAGGGTCATTATTTTGTTCAGTAGGGTCAGCACTGCCATAAGCATACCATTGTGGTGGGAAGTAAGTGTCTGATTCTACATCGTATGAATCATTGACAGGGGTGGTCGATTGTTGGTTATTGAATCGTTCAGCCGTGTTATTATAATAGGAACGCGTTAAAGGTTTAGTATTAGCACGTATGGTTTCGGCGGACTCTGCGAAATGTACAACTACTCCTTTTCGGGTTGAAGTAGGTTTTGTAGGAGGTGGAGGTTCTGCTTGTGTACCACATCCATCTATAATAGTCCCGTTCGGTAGGGTTTTTATTGACCCACAACCTACGGGGTCGGGCACGCCCGCCCATTTATTCGTAATAGTAAGCTCTCCGTAAGTTTCAATTTTGGTGATAGTTCCTAACAGCTGACCCGCATCAAATTCGAAATCGGTTGAACGTGGAACATCGACCAAAGCCATTGGCCAAAAACTTAGACGATTAGTTTTTCCTATCGGACTATTCTCTAAGAGAGTATTAATGTTTCCAGTCAAAGGAGGTGCGTGTAAAAGTTCGGTTTTAAGATTGACAACTTGGTCATCTAACTCTTTTAACGATTGTAATACTTTTCCCTGAGCATTTTTAGCTGCGGACCCTCCAACAGGAGTGTTGAAAGGTGTAAGTTGCTCTGCTGCTGTCGGTCCAGTAACAGGTTCGGGCGTATCGATGGGGCTCATCTCCCATTTCATACCCAATTGATTAAATACTTGTTTGTAAGCGTTAAATAAAATCTGAGGTGTGATAACTCCCCGAGAACCACGGTCAATAGTTTCCGTAGTAATTAGCGGACGGTCAAGAAGGTCTTTTATTTGATTAATTTCTTTTTGCGTTAGCTCTGTGGGCTCAGGTTCCGGCACATCAACACCTATACCTAACCCTAACACACTTTGCTCCTTTAAAATTGCTGTTTGTCTCGCTATCTCATCTTTTTCAGCTTGAGCCGCGGCTAAACTAAACACTAAATTATCAATATCCTCTTTGTACCCTCCGATATTTACATAAGGAACGCACGGCTGAAACACGGTCATGTAATCTGTAAGAACATTACTAAGTATTTCAGATGGTAATTTTAAAGAAAAGCTACCATCCTCATTTTCTTTAGATACTTTTACTCTAGAAGCAAAAGGTCTTTTGTTAAATGAAGGGTTTTGGTTGGTGAAGGTGAATTGGTCTACCGCATTCAGCTCAATCATCTTGTCTTTGTTTTCTTGTATAATATATTTAATATCAAAAACTTGAGCTTTGTGGATTCTAGATAGACCTTCATCAGCGTTAGTGCCATAACCAAACCTTAGGTAAATTATAGGAAACTGAGCTTTAACGGCGTTAGCACCCGAGGTTGCAAAGGCGGAGGTTTGGTCACCTGTAATCTCGTACGCACGATTCATTCTTTTTTGACGCTCCGTAGCATCTTCAAAAGTATTAAACACAGAACTGTTTTGAGGGAATATGCGTGAGTAGAACCCAATAAGAATATTTTCTAACTCAGTGGTTGGATTTAAAATACGAACTTTGTATGTGCACGATTTATTTCCTTGTGCAAAATCTCCTTCAAAAGATTCCAAAACCCCCCTTAAATTTAAAGGGTCAGACAGACCGTAAAAACCGTTTTGTAAACTTGCATCTTTTCCCAGGCGTTGACCTCCTTCTTCTACAGACAATAAGTCATCACGGTTCAACGACATATAAACTGCCGCAACCTCGTTTGCATTATACGCGGCTGTTTGAGTCATTTTATAATATTGGTATTAGGATTTGGGTTCCTGCTTTAAAGTCTACTTCATAATCGTATGCGTTGTTGGCTTCTACTAACACCCACCACAACATCTCGTTACCGTAGGCAGCATAAGCTAATAAATCCGGACGGGCTTCCATGTTATTAGGAACGACAGCTATCCTAGATGAGTTTACATCTGACAGTCCGTTTACAAAAGTTCTGTATTTGGAAGATTGTCCTATATCCGTTATAGTCTTTCCTCTATGAGAAAGAGTTACACCAGCAAAAATATTTTGTCTATCACCATTTAATGCCATTACGACCTACCTCCCATATCGTTCGAAGTAACAACCGGAGTATCGCGTAAATCTGCTGGTAAAGGGTCGATTCTACTTGTTTCAAAAATATTATCCCATCCTCTTGGAGGAGTTGGTGTTGGTTTGCCTTGAAGATTTCCGTTGACGTTAGTAAACTCTTCGAGACTTAAAGAAACTTTTAACCGTTGTGCAGTTAAAGATTTTGTATCATAACCCGCATTCTCAATTGGCTGTATTTTGTAATCTGTTATAATACATGGAGTGAAATCATACATAGTTCCCCATTTTAAATCGACAAGCGGGGGTCCTTTTACGGGGGATTGTTGAGTGCTGATTACGGAGCTCCTAATATTGTTTATAACTTTTTGAAGTAGCTCATGATAACGTAACCAGTGAGGAGAGGTACGGGCTACCCACAACAAAGCAAAGTTCCAATAATTGGAGCCTTGGCGGGAAGTACCTTCTGAAGGACCAATACCATTTTTCCACCATCTATTCGGACCCCAAGGTCCCTCCGTCACATTACCTCTGTCGTTCATCTCTCTTACTAACTCGTGGTCAGTAACTCCGGTGTTCCCTACACTGTTTGTATCTCTTTCTAAGACATCTGCGAGATACTGACGAATGGCAATGACGTCACGATAAGCATCTCCACGATTATTATTCATAGAGAAAATCTCAGTGATATCTTGTTGACCTACCATGTAAGCCATGTGAATCAAACTGTAATGTACGTCTACTTTAAATTTACGAGCTTCACTTCCAGTGTATAATCGGACAGGTTCATTACGTAAAAATATTTTTTGAGAAGCATAATTGGCTTTACGTGATTCAGTAATCATAGGGTTCTCAAAGAAGGGAATCCATTCTACCCGAGGTCCAGGATAATTATTGGTGGGGGCGTATTTGAACCGTAATCCACCTCGTTTCTCTATGGCTTGGTTTAACTGTAAACGTTCACTCGGTCCTAGGACTTCATTAACCATACCTTTGTCTTTATTAGCAGAATTCCAATTCTCCTCAAACGAGGCGTCCGTTTGATTGAGTGCGTTTAAAAAGGTTGTTTGATTAAAAGCCATTATTTCCTACCTGCTGCTATAGGTATGTACCCTCCATCAGAAAGTGCAACAGTTTGCCGTTCTGTAAGGTCATTACCGTCTTGGTTGGTCTCTAAAATCTCTTTTAGTACCTGAGTATTAGCGTTCATAGCCGCCACTAATTTTTCCCCGAATCCTCCAGTAGGAGTTTCTCCCATACCCATCATAGCGGGTTGAGCACCCTCCATCATAGCGGCAGAGGCTTCAGGAGGTACTGCGCCGGCGGCTTGCTCTTTAATTTCGGCTGGGGAAGAACCTAATAAACCAAAAGTTAGCCCATTCACTAACGAACTACCAGCATTGGCAAGAGACCTCCCGATACCTGCGTCTTTATCAGCCATGAATCCCCCTATTGCGTCAGTAAGACCCATCGCAATAGCACCTATAGGAAGGGCTCTTCCTAATAATCTCGCGGCACCTCTGAAAAATCCTTTTTTCGCAGCGCCTTTAGCAGCTCCTCCAGCGACGGCGCCTCCACCGCCCCTACCTAAACCAGCTAGGGCTTTAACAAAACCACCTGCTTTGAAAAAGTTTCGAATACCAAAAACACCAGCGATAAGAGGTACGAACCAATTGGCAAGGTTAGGGAACTTCTTAATAAACTCTTCCGAAATGCCAACCCACCTTGCAAAGTCATCAATATATCCGTCTAGTTTACCAAACCCATCGGTAGCCAACTGAATACTGCGAGCAGCACCTTCAGTCAGTTTTAAGGTGTTGTTTTGAATGGCGTTAGTCGCATTTAACATTTGTTGTTCTAAATTCATAGCAGCGGATTGAGCGGAAAGTTGTTCTGTATTCCCTTGTACTAATTGCCCAATCGAGTTTCCTATTTGTTGTTGTAGGTTAAAATCTTCCCTAGTCAAGCCTAAGCTTGCTTCGAAAGAATCAAAGAGGAATTGAGAGCCAGCTCCGGTTTTACCTGCGGTCAGGTCTCCCATACGTGCGAGAATTTGCTCAAACTTAGCAGCCATCTCATCTTCAGATTCAGTGCCGGTAAACGTGACACCCAATTTAGCAGCTTTCATAAACCCATCACTACCAGCTAGGAATGACTGAACAAATTTTGCAGAGGCTTCTTGAAGCTCTGTATTTCCTTGAGACATTCTCGCGGCAATTTTTTGAGCGTTCATTGCGGCTTTAGGACCGAGCTCGACGGTTGTTTTAATCATCGCATCTTTCATCGAGTTCAAAGCCCCTATCAAACCTTCAATGGAGTCTCCGTTTGCAATAGCAGTAGAGACCAAGCTGTCTGTCATCGCTAGAACCCCATCTTCCGACAATCCTAGAGCTTGGGTATTCGCTCTCATCAAGTTAAAAGCAGTCTTATTCTGCACACCAAGAACTTTTAACTGAGCACCAAACTGCATGGTGTTATTAGAAAAGTTGGTCATGCCTAAGTCTACTGCATCAGCAAATACTTTAATAGCTTGTTCAGTTCCCTGAGCTCCGACGGTAAACCGGTCTAACGCATTTCTCGTTCCTTCGTTTGCTTTCCCTACCTGACCTAAATTCTTGGCTAACTCGGAATTCATGCTCATTTGGTTGCCAACCATGTTTTTTAGGCTGAACATACTCTTGGACAGACCTATTAACCCTATTGTATTTTCTTCAAGCTGTTTTTTTAATTTTTTTGATTCGTTGCGGTTTTTAGTGTCCTGCTCTTTCTTTTCCTTGGCTGCTTTCTCCTCTATCTTCTCCTGAGCATCCAATGCAGCCTTATCGCCTTGCTGAGCAATTTGTTGAGTCAGCAGGTCTATAATTTGGTCTAGTTTAGTGGTGCCCGGTTCAGCCATGTTATACCTCTACCTTATGTAGGGCACGTACTTTATTTACACTATACGTCCGTACGCAACATCCAGGGTCTGAAGTGATTCCTTTGATATCTTCGTAGGAGACCGAACCCACAGGAAGACTTCCAAAGGTCATTATAATCATGTCCCTATCATCTCCCTCTATGTCATTTAAATTTACCCCTGTGAAATAAGTGCGTCCGTTTTTGGCTACCCATTTAGGAGAAATCATAATTATGGTAGGTCTTTTATCAGTAGCAGTTGCTGAACGATAATCAAAAGTGAAAATGCACCCAGCAGCTACCCGTTTACCCTGTTTTTCAACAGTTCGTTTGTCAGGAAGCTTTTTTGTAGTGCCTAAAAATATTGTTTTTTGATTTTCTACCATTTTTTGTGTCAGAATTGAATAAGGTTTTACTATATTATATATAAAATATAATTATGGACGATTCAGTACAACTTAGCGAGTTCATGGAGCAAATAAACTACTGCTTATCTTTAAAATTCAAAGAAAAATGGAGGTACAGGTTTAGTACACACTTCATAGAAATCTTTCAAGAAAAAGTATTAAAAGCTTTAGAAACTCAAAGACCGCTAAAGTTATCTACCCTAGTATCAGCTTATACTAAAAAACATAAATATAGTATAATAGAAGTTCGTAACTTCTTTGACCTAGTGTGTATAGAAGAGTATTATCCTCTAGTGTTTGAGGACCCTAAGTACTTTGAGATGAAGAAGTCTTTTTCCTAGGTTTCTTATTCTTTAGTGCTTCAGCATACTCAGCCAAGTGAGTAGTAGGGTTTTGTTTAGGGCACATATCCCTGTATCCACACCAGTCACAAAACTGGTTTACTTGTGGAAAGAAGTCATCCTTTTTTTTCTTCCTAATCTCCCAAATTTTCTGTGTCAGCTTCTTCATGTACATTAAAACATGAGGCTCAGAAAACTTAATGTTTACTAGCTTGTCGAGATGAGGGTAATAATGAGCTAACGTTACTGACGCAATTGGGACTT